TTTGCTCGCATTACTGAGCATTTCCCCTGTTAACGCCTAGTTTTCTACCCATTTGTGCGGGAGGTATCCCCATGCGCCGCGATTTCGTCACCTGGGCACTCGCGCTAGCTGCTGGACTCCTTCTGTGGGTGGGCATCGTATGGGCGTTTACTCCTCAGGAATTGATGGGTGAGCGCGTAATTAGCCCGCCGGTATGTGGCGCGGGGAAATGCACGGTGGCAGAGGATGATCTGCGCTTCGTGCTGGAGCGCGGCCGGTTGATGGAGGAAGTTGCGACGCGCCTCTACAACAAGCTCAACAGTTGTCGCGGAGGGCATGGGGCGTGAGTGGTGTTGCTCTCCGGGCGCGCAAGCTGCTTGACGAGCTTGAGGCTTGGTTTCTCTCTACTCCGATTACGCCGCCCGCCTATGTGCAGCGCCAGATTGACCAATTGCGGGCGCTGCTGGACGAGGTGCCACATGAAAAGTGAAACTCCCCTGCCATCCGACGCCGACCGGCTGGCGATGCTGGAGGCCCGTGTAGTCGAGCTAGAGAAGCGGATGCGGGATGTTCCCCACTTCGAGCTTGTCGAGGAGCCAACCCGCAAGTTGGATTGGGCCGTAATCCGAGAGCTAATCCAATGAGCGAGCGGACCGACGAATTACGCGATCAGGCCAAGCGTTACGCGGCTGAGGCGTGGGAGGAGTGGATCGGCTCGGTGGCCGACTCTCCCGCCAGCCACGGGCTAACGGCTATCGCTGCCGTCGTCGTGGCTAGCGTGGTGAGGTGGATTCTGTAAGTGGGCATCTACATAAGTGCGGCGGTAGTTTTCGCCATTTCCATCATTGGGGCCGGGGCCATCGGCTACAGCAAGGGCTCTGCCTCGCGTAATGGGGAAATCGCGGAGTTGTCTGCTGCTATACAAACCGCGCAGGCGCTAGCAGCCGAGGCCGACGAGCGGGCCAAGACCGTAAGCGAGCGGGTGGTAATCGAATACCGCGACCGCGTAAAGGTAATCAAGGAAAAGGAACCCGGTGAAATCCAGCTAGTGGAGGTAATCCGTGCTGAGGCTAATCCCCCTCTGTCTCCTAGTTTCCGCCTGCTCCACGATTCAGCCGCCACCGGTAGTCAGGCCGCTGAAAGTCCCGGAGGAGTTGATGCAGCCCCCGTCCCCGTTGCGGACGCTGCCGAAACCATCCGCGCCAATTACGCAACCTGCCGCGCCGACCAAGCAAGGCTAGCCGCGCTGCAAGAGATCATCCGTAGCCAATGACCCGCCTAGTGCAAATCTGCATCCCCGAGGCCGCGCTAGACGATCCTCGGTGGGGAGACCTAGCCGATTACGATCAGAGAATAGTCCGGCTCCAAACCAACGATTCAACAATCGTAACCATCGATGGCGTAAGCATCCAATTCCCCGCGAGTTGGCTTAAGTCGGCGGTTACAAACCCGTAAACCCTTCAAATATTTACGCACTAACACAAATGGCTGAAAGAGGCGCCCCGCTCGGTAATAACAACAGCACCAAAAACAAGCCCTGGGCGGAAGCATTGGCTCGCATAAATATCCAAAGCGAGGGTGCCAAGTTGCGCCGCATCGCCGAGAAGGTTTACGAGATGGCCGAGGCTGGAGATATGCAGGCCATCAAAGAGATTGCGGACAGGTGCGACGGCAAGGCCGCCCAATCCCTGGCGGTAACTGGCGAGGACGGTGGGCCGATTACGTTTGAGAAGATCGTGAGGGAAATTGTCCGCCCTGCGGATTGAGACGCCGGAAGTATTCGAGCCATTACTGGCGGCGGCGCGTTACAAGGGGGCATGGGGCGGGCGAGGTAGCGGCAAGTCGCACTTTTTCGCCGGGCTGGCGCTAGAGGATGCGATAACCGCGAGGCGTGACATTGTGTGCGTTCGGGAAATCCAGCGCACGCTAGATCAGTCGGTGAAGAAGCTGCTAGAGGTCAAGATCAGCGATCATAACCTCGGCGGCTATTTCGACGTGCAGGACCGGAAGATCGTTACGCGCCCCGTGGGCGGCGGCAATGGCGTAATCATCTTCGAGGGGATGCAGGACCACAACGCCGATTCGATCAAGTCCCTAGAGGGCTATGACAGGGCGTGGGTGGAGGAGGCGCAGAGCCTTAGTCAAAGATCGCTTGATCTTCTCCGCCCGACGATTCGCAAGCCTGATAGCGAACTCTGGTTTAGCTGGAACCCGAGGCATGAGACCGATCCGGTAGATGTATTGCTCAGGGGTGAGAATCCGCCGCCCGGTAGCGTAATCGTCAAGGCGAATTACCTCGACAACCCGTGGCTGCCGCAAGTCCTCAAGGACGAGCTTGCTTACGATCAGAAGCGCGACCCTGACAAGTTCGCGCATGTTTGGTTGGGCGGGTATCAGAAGAACAGTCAGGCGAGGGTCTTCCGTAACTGGAAGGTCGAATCCTTCGAGTCTCCGAGGGGGGCGACGTTCCGGCTTGGGGCGGATTGGGGATTCTCGGTTGATCCGAGCGTCCTCGTGCGCTGTTATCTGGACGGCCGCATCCTATACGTCGATTACGAGGCGTGGATGGTCGGGTGCGAGATAGACCAACTGCCTGACCTGTTTCGCACGGTGCCCGATGCCGAGAAGTGGTTTATCACGGCGGATAGTGCGAGGCCGGAAACGATCAGTTATATGCAGCGGCATGGATTCCCGAGGTTGAGTGCTGCGATCAAGGGGCCTAAGTCTCTTGAGGAGGGAGTCGAATTCCTCAAGTCATTCGATATCGTCGTGCATCCGCGCTGCCGGCATGTAATCGACGAGTTGGCGAATTACTCCTACGAGGTCGACAGGCTGACTGGCGTAGTCCTGCCGAGGCTTGCCGACCGAGACAATCACACCATTGATGCGCTGCGCTATGCCTGTGAGGGCTTGCGGCGCAATTCTACGAGCGAGAAGGAATGGACCAAGCCAATCAAGTTGAAAAACCGCTACGTCGTGTAGGCCGGCCGCGTAAGGCCGTCGAGGTGGTGTCTACCGTCGAGGAGTTCATTGCGCCGCTCGGGGATGTTACGCGCACGCTTGCTCCTGCCCCGTTTGCTCAAGCCTTTGCCAAGCGGGTATGGGATGCACAGTCCCCCGACGAGCCGCGCAAGTGGCGCCTTGAGCGGGTGGCCGAGGCGATGCGTAATCGCGGCCTGAGCATGGAAGGCGTAATTCTGTGAGCAAAATGCAAGAGCGCGAGCTTGTCTCGATCATCAAGGCGCACAGGCGCGATAGCCTTGGCGCGAACGATGGAGAGCTGTCGAATGAGCGCGCTCGGGCGATGGATCGGTATCACGGCCGCCCTTATGGGAATGAGGACGAGGGGCGGAGCGCGGTTGTAAGCCGTGACCTGTCCGAAACGGTCGATTGGGCGATGCCCGCGATCATGCGGATTTTCACTCAGTCGGGGAACATCGGCGAGTTTGACCCCGTTGGGCCGGAGGATGAGGAGTTGGCGCAGCAGGAATCGGACGCCATCAACCACGTTGTAATGAAGAAGTGCAACGGCTTCATTCTCCTGCACGATGCGGTGAAGGATGCGCTGCTCCTCAAGAACGGTTATATCAAGCATTGTTGGGCGACTGAGGAGAAGATTTCCGAGGAGCAGTATCAGGGGCTGACGATTGGCGAGTTGACGCAGATGATGGGCAAACTTGAGGCCGATGGGGCTCAGGTGGAGATCATCGGGCAGGACTCGCGGCAGGAAATCATCGTTACGCCGGACGGCCAGCAGCAGCCGCTGGAGGTATTCGATATTCGGCTGAAGATCGCGCGCAAGGAGGGCCGCGTAGTGCTTGAGGCGGTGCCGTGCGAGGAGGTCAGGGTTAGTCGCAGGTGTCGCGGATCGTTGCAGGACTCCCCGTTTACGGAGCATGTGACGAGGAAGACCCGCTCGGATTTGATTGAGATGGGAATCTCTCGGGCGTTCGTTGACTCTCTCCCCGCTTACGGTGATGACGACAACGACGACGAGCGGCTCGCTCGGGATTCTGTTACGGACGAGTCGGATAGCATCGAATCCGGTGTGCTTGACCGCTCGATGGATGAGATTGAGTTCTGCGAGGCGTACATTCGCGTTGATTGGGACGATGACGGGGTGGCCGAGTTGCGTAAGGTGGTCACTTGTGCGGACCGTATCCCTCCGGGTCCTGAGTGGAACGAGGTAATTGACGCGGTCCCGATGACGGGTGGAGTGCCCAAGCGCATCCCGCACCGGCATGTTGGGGAGTCGTTGCAGGATGAGCTGGAGGACTTGGCCGAGATCAAGACGGCCCTCCTGCGGCAGATGTTGGACAACATCTACCTGACCAACAACAATCAATGGCTTGTCAATGAGCGGGTTAACCTGCCCGACTTCATGCAAAGCCTTCCTGGCGGTATCAAGCGGGTGCGAGGTATTGATCCTGTTAGTGGCTCGGTGGAGCCTGTTGTTACTCAGCCGATCATCGGTCAGGTACTTCCTGCTATCGATTACATCGACCGCGTTAAGCAGGGGCGGACTGGTGTAAGCGAGGCGACAACGGGGCTTGACCCGGACGTGCTGAAACAAAGCACGAAGGGTGCTTTCATCGAGAACCTTAACCGCGCATCGCAGAAGATCGAGATGATCGCGCGGATGCTGGCAGAGACCTTGGTCAAGCCGATGCTCCTGCAAGTGCACTCGCTGATGATCAAGTACCAAGACAAGCCAATGATGATGAAACTCAGGGGCTCGTTTGTGGAGGTCAACCCGCAGGAGTGGCGCGAGCGGACGGACTTGACGCTTAGGGTCGGGCTTGGGACTGGCAGTCAGGAAGAACAGCAGCAGAAGTTGATGATGATCGCCGGGGCGCAGGAGAAGCTGGCGATGATGGGGCTTGTTGGCGAGCGCCATGCGTTCAATCTGTTCGTTGATCTGTCCAAGGCGCTCGGTTTTGACATGCCCGAGAAATACGCGATCAACCCCGACCCGCAGAATCCTGAATTCCAGCAGCAGCAGGAGAAGATGAAGGGGAAGAAGGACCCGTTGGTTCAGGCCGAGGAGGTTAAGGCCAACGCGGGGCTAGAGAAAGCGAAGATCGACGCGCAGACGAAGGCCGGGGAGATTCCTGTCTCTTATTCACATCTGAACCTGCCGACGACCTACTCTGT